AGCTACATCAGCAGCTACATCAGCTTCAGCAGCATCTACATCAGCAACCAATGCAAGTAACTCAGCCTCAGCAGCTTCTTCATCAGCCTCTGCAGCCAGTGCTAGTGCATCCTCAGCTGCAGCGTCCTATGATTCCTTTGATGACAGGTATCTTGGCCCTAAAGCTTCAGCTCCAACAGTTGACAATGATGGTAATACACTGTTAACAGGTGCTCTGTATTGGAATACAACATCATCTAGTTTATTTGTGTGGTCAGGTTCAGCATGGACTAGCGCAGCGTTTACAGCAGGTTCTTTTGCTACATTGACAGGCACAGAAACCCTGACAAACAAGACAATCACATTTGCTGACAACACTCTAACCAATGTTGCAAGCATTAACACAGCACAAACCTTTACAGGCACTAAGACATTCTCAGGTACTTCATCAGCTACTGCCATTGTCCTAAACGATGCAGCAGAGGTGGCAACAGTATCAGCAACTGCGGCTACTGGAACTATAAATTACGACATTACTACTCAGTCAGTCTTGTACTACACAAGTAACGCAAGTGCTAACTGGACAGTTAACTTCAGAGCCTCTAGCGGTACTTCATTAAATACTTTGATGAGTACTGGTCAATCTATGACTGTAGCTTTCTTGGTGACTCAAGGTTCTACTGCTTACTACAACTCTGCTGTTCAAGTTGATGGCACTACTTCTGGAGTGACTACTAGATGGCTTGGTGGTGCGCCTACTGCTGGTAATGCTAGTGGCATTGATTCCTATCGTTATTTGATTATCAAGACTGGTAGCGCGACTTTTACAGTCTTGGCAAGCAACACACAATTTAAGGCTTAAACCATGCCATTACAAGCAACAAGTGGTGCGGCTTCTTACGATGCCTTTGGTGGTGGTGTTCCTGCTGTAACTAACTACATTGAGGATGTGTTTAGCACATGGCTCTACACAGGTGATAGTTCCACACAAACTATTACCAATGGAGTTGACTTATCCACTAAAGGTGGAATGGTTTGGATTAAAGCAAGACAACAAACCGATGGTTCTACTTCACCTCTTGCTGAACATGGAATATGGGATACAGCTAGAGGCGTTGGAACAAGTGGCTCTGTAAGTAAAGCAATTCAAAGTAATTCAAACCTTGCACAAAATTTGGGATGGACTGATGCTGACTATATTTCAGCATTTAATACAACTGGATTTACTGTTCAAAATGCTGGTGGAAATACTGAGCATCGAATTGCCAATCATTTGTACCAAAACTACGCCTCATGGACATTCCGCAAGCAACCAAAGTTCTTTGATATTGTGACTTATACGGGAGATGGAACTGGAGGCTCTAGGCAACTTGCACATAATCTTGGTTCAACACCTGGCTGTGTTTTAATAAAAAGAACAGACGCTTCAGGGAATTGGATGGGTTTTCATAGAGGAACTGGCGCAACAAATTCAGCAATAGCAGAATTATCCTTAAATTTAACAACCGCCCCCGTTTCTGGTGCAGCATTTTCTCAATCACTTGTTACATCTACATATTTTGTTGCAGGAGATATTCAGTCTGCTGATGGAGGTGTTAGCGCAAATACAAATGGTGCAACTTATGTCGCCTATCTATTTGCCCACAACGCAGGAGGCTTTGGTCTGACTGGTACAGACAATGTGATTTCGTGTGGGTCTTATACAGGCAATGGTTCTGCAACTGGCCCTGTTGTTACGCTTGACTATGAGCCTCAATGGTTGATGATTAAGAAGTCTAGTAGTACTGGTAATTGGCAAATGCTTGATAATCTGCGAGGTATGCCAGTTGGCTCTGCTGATGCAGCTTTGAGAGCAAATTTAGCAACTGCTGAAGCATCTGTTGAATACGTCAGTCCAACTGCTACGGGTTTTCAAATTACTTCAAGCAATACTGAAGTTAATACCAATGCGGCTACTTACATCTACATAGCCATTCGCAGAGGCCCGATGAAAGTTCCTACAAGTGGGACTAGTGTGTTTGGCTTGAATGCTAGAACAGGTACTGGTGCAAATGCTACTGTTACAGGCAATGCTGGTGTGACTGACTTAGCAATTGTTAAAAATAAAGGGTCAACTCCTGTTTGGCTTTGGTCATCTAGGCTAACAAACACAGGTTATTTATCATCCAACGCATCAACATCAGAAACTGCAGCAGGGACAACTATTCTGCAAGCCATCCCTTGGGATGTAATGGATGGCGTAAAGGTTGGAACAACATCAACAATTACAAATGCAAGTTCAAACACATTTATAAATTATTTGTTTAAACGTGCGCCTAGCTTCTTTGATGTTGTTTGCTATACAGGAAATGGGACAGCAGGGGCAACACAAACTCATAACTTAGGTGTTGTTCCTGAGATGATGATTGTCAAGGCTCGCAATTATTCAGGTGGTCGCCCTTGGCCTGTATATCACTCTGGAATGGGTAATACAAAATTTATGTATCTGAACTCAACAGACGCAGAAGCTACAAATCCTTGGTGGAATGACACAACACCAACAGCTTCTGTATTTACTATTGGTTCAAACAGCGTTGTGAATTTTTCTGGAACGAACTATGTCGCCTACCTATTTGCAACCTGCGCTGGTGTTTCGAAAGTAGGTACTTACACAGGCACAGACGCATTACAAACTATCAATTGTGGCTTCACTAGTAGTGCAAGATTTATCTTAATTAAGAGAACTAACGCTATTGGCGATTGGTGGTTATACGATTCAGCCCGTGGTATTACATCTGGAAATGACCCTTATATTTTGATAAATACAACTGCTGCTGAAGTAACTGGGTATAACTATGTTGCTACAGACAGCACAGGATTTCAGGTAACAGCAGCCGCAGCAGATATCAATACTAGTGGTGATACATACATCTTTTTGGCTATCGCATAAGGAACATCATGCAAGTACGAATCAAATCAACAGGCGCAGTCATGTACGAAAGTGAATTTCGTGCATACACAAAAGCCAATGGTGGCCCATCATGGGAAACAACAACAACTGAAGTCTTAGAGGCTTTGGGTGCTGATGTAGTCTTTGAAGGCGCACAAGCTACTGGTGGAACTGTTTACCAATACTCTCAAGCCTCTGGTGTTGAGCAAGTAGATGGTAAATGGTACACAAAGTATATCCTTGGCCCTGTCTTCATTGACCAAGTGGTAGATGGTGTAACTACTACTGCTGCTGAACAAGAAGTGGCTTACAAGGCTTCTAAGGATGCTGAACAGGCTAAGAGTGTTCGTGAGCAACGTGGTACTAAGTTGGCAGAATGTGATTGGACACAAGTAGCTGATGCACCTGTTGACAAAGCAGTATGGGCTACCTATCGTCAAGCCTTGCGTGATGTAACTACGCAAACAGGTTTCCCTTGGACTATTACTTGGCCTGATGCACCATGACAGAAGAAGTCACTCATGAGCACATCTATGATCGCCTATTGGCTGTAGAGGCCAAAGTAGACAACATAGAGAAGAATACACAAGAGGTTGTTCAAGCCTTTAATGCTGCACAGGGAGCCTTTCAAGTACTTGAATGGATCGCTAAAGCTGTTAAGCCTATCATTATCATAGGTGCTTTCTTCGGAGCTATTTACTTAGCTATTGACAACAAGTTTAATGGAGTTAAATAAAATGAATATGCCTACACGTGGTCAGAGAACAGCTAAGAACAAGATGAAGAAGGTTATGGGTGAGTACAAGGAAGGTACTCTCCACAGCGGTAAAGGTGGCCCTGTGGTGAAGTCTCGTGACCAAGCCATTGCTATTGCCATGTCAGAAGCAAATAAAGCTAAAAAGAAGTCTAAAAAGTATTGACATTAATTAAAAAGTATGTTAATATAGTACTATAAAGATATAAGGAAGATAATGGCTACGACATATCTACAGTTGGTAAACAACGTATTGATACGCTTGAGGGAGACTGAAGTATCGTCAGTAGGTGATACTCCTTATAGTTCCCTTATAGGTGTCTTTGTTAATGATGCTAAGAGAGAGATTGAGGATGCCTACGATTGGAATGTCCTTACACAGACTATTGTAATCCCTACAGTGGCTAATACTCGTAACTATACACTGACAGGTTCAGGTCAAAGGTTCCGTACTGTAGATGTCTTAAATGACACTCAAGATGTACCTATGAGAGCTGTAGCTACTAACTGGATGAATAGACAGTACTACTTAGGTAATGTACAGAGTGCAGCTCCGGTGTACTACAACTACAGCGGTATCTCCGGTGATGATACTCAGGTGGATATATGGCCTCGTCCTGATGGTGAATACTCATTGAGGTTTGAGCTAGTTATTCCTCAATCTGACTTAACAGCTAATGCTGATGCTTTGTTAGTTCCTCATCACTTAGTACAGATGTTAGCCTACGCTAAAGCTGTTGGTGAACGAGGTGAAGATGGAGGTACATCCTTCAGTGAGATTTATCAGCAGTATCGCTTAGCTTTGGCAGATGCTGTAGCCATTGAGCGTAACAGATACGATGAAGAAACTACTTGGGTTGATGTCTGATGGTAGCTAAAATCTTAACCACAACTGTAGCAGCTCCGGGATTCATGGGGCTGAATACACAGGATAGCTCAGTCTCTCTAGAGGCTGGTTATGCTACTGTGGCTAATAACTGTGTGATTGATAAGTTTGGTCGTATTGGTGCTCGTAAGGGATGGACTACATCTCATGCTACTAATTCTGATTTAGGTGAAGCTGACGTTAAAGCTCTTGGTGAGTTGATTGATAACTCAGGTAACTCATACATTGTAGCAGCTGGT